TGATCTCGTCGGCTGTGGACGGCATCGAGATCGTTGACCCGCAGATCGATGGCCTGTTCGCCACCGGGTGTATCGAGTCGAGCGCGGCGGCGACGAACACCACCATCCAGGGCGGGTTCCTGCGCCAGCGTCACGCGACGCAGGACGCGGCGATCAACCTGAACGCGTCGAACACCGGGTTCATTGACGGGGTGCGGATCCGCACCGCCACGAACGACCAGGCCGGGTTTGACGGCGCGATCGTCGCCGCGTCCGCCCAGTGGTATGACGTGCTTGTCAGTAACGCGAATGGAACCGTCGGGATCACACCGAACGTTCCGGCTACGAGCGTTGAGGTCGCCCCGAACCTGGTCTACTACGTGGACTCGACAGCATCGGGTGCGGCGGATGCGGCCACGAACGGCACGTCGAAGAGCCTTCCGTTCGCCACTGTCGCCTATGCGTTCTCGAGTAACCGGGTCACCTCGGGTGACGTGGTCTATGTGATGCCCGGGCACGCGGAGACCGTCAACGCCGCTGGTGACATCACCATGGACATCGCTGGTGTCAAGGTTGTCGGGTTGGGTCGTGGCACGGCCCGGCCGACGTTCACATTCGCCACGGACACTGCGGCGACGTGGCTGATCACTGCGGCGAACATCAGCGTCGAGAACGTGCTCGTGACGACCACCGGCACGATCGACGTCGTCAGTGGTATCACCGTGACCGGCGCGGACTGTCACCTCGTCGACGTTGAGGTGCGGGACAACGCGGCGGACTCGCAATTCGTCGACCCGCTGATCATTTCGACCGGTGCGGCGCGCGCGAAACTGATCCGGCCGGTCGTCCGGTCGCATGCTTCTGGTGACGCAGCCCAGTCCGGGATCCTGATCTCGGCCGCAGTCGACGGTGTCGAAATCGACGACGCCAACATCGACGGGTTGCATGCCACCGGTTGTATCGAGTCGACGGCCGCGGCAACGAACACGATCATCCGTAGGCCCATACTTCGTCAGCGTCACGCGACGCAGGACGCGGCGATCAACCTGAACGCGTCGAACACGGGTTTCGTCGACAGTGCCCGTATCCGGGTCGCGACGAACGACCAGGCGGGGCTCGACGGTGCGATCGTCGCCGCGTCCGCCCAGTGGTATGACGTGCTTGTGACGACGGCCAGCGGCACGGTGGGTGTCACCGCCACACCGAACGTGCCGGTAACACCGTCGGTAGAGGAAGCACCGAACCTGGTCTACTACGTGGATTCGAACGCTACGGGTGCTTCGGACGCGGCCACGCACGGGACAACGAAGGCGCTGCCGTTCGCCACGTTGGCCTACGCGTTCAGCTCGAACCGGGTGACGTCTGGCGACACGGTGTACGTGATGCCGGGCCACGCGGAGAGCATCACGGCCGCCGGCGGGATCACCATGGACATCGCTGGCGTGAAGGTGGTTGGCCTGGGCCGGGGGTCTTCCCGACCCACCTTCACCTGGGGCACGGACACGGCCGCCACGTGGCTGATCACCGCCGCGAACGTCAGTGTCGACAACGTGCTGTGCACGACCACCGGCACGATCGACGTGGTGGCCGGGATCGTCGTCACCGGCGCCGATGCGCGACTGACGAACATCGAGGCCCGTGACAGCGCAGCGGATTCGCAGTTCGTTGACTTCCTCGGCCTCAGCACCGGCGCCGCACGAGGGCTGGTGGAGGGATTCCGGTTCGTCGGCCACGCATCCGGTGACGCTAATGCGTCCGCGTGTCAGGTCACCGCCGCAGTGGATGGTGTGCGGGTAGAGGACTTCTGGGCGATCGGCCTGTTCGCGGCGGCTGGCCTGGAAACCACCGCCGCGAACACGAACATGCTGGTCAAGGACGTGTACGTGGAACAGCAGCACGCCACGACCGACGCGGGAATCACTCTGAACGCCGGCACCACCGGACTGCTCATCGACTGCGTGGTCAAGTCCGCGACCAACGACGCCAACGGGTTCAACAACGCCCTGGTCGGTGCCGGTGCGGCGTGGTTCAACCCGCTTGTGTGCAACCTCGCCGGGGAACGCGGCGGTGCTCCGCTGACCGCGTCGGCCGCGGCCTGATCTGAAAGGGGGACGTGACTATGTCGGCTCAGTGCCAGGACTGCGCGATCATGTACGAGGTGTGGCCGGAAGGCGGGTGTCCGAACTGCCGCAGCGCGACGTGGGGTGACCCTGACGCTGCGGCGTCGCTTGTCGTGTTCGGTGATGAAGTCACCACAGTCAAGCTGGCTCGGCCCGCGTCGGACACGGTGCCGGGCGGTGGGGAAACCGTGGCCGACCCAACTGTTGATCCAGTTGGGTCGGTTGCGGCACCGAGTAAACCAGCCAAACGCCCGCGGCGGAAGGCTGATGACGCGTGAGCGTATACAAACGCGACACCGAGGGCCAGCTGAATGACATCATGACGGTCCTCGGTACCACCACGCCCAGCTTGTGGCCGTTCTGGGAGTCCACCGGCACGTTGGTGTCCGGGATTTCGGTCGGGGACTTCACCTCGTCGAAGACTGCGGCGGCGGCGATCGCCCTGGAGTCGGAGTTCGCGCCGATGAAACTGCCGTGCGGCCTGTACTCGTACCATTTTCACCCCACCGGGGATCACCACTTGGCCGGTGTGGATCACAACAATTTCAGCTTCGGCAACGGCACCGCCGATTCGGCGTTCAGTGTGGGGGCGTGGATTCGGCCGAATGCCATTGCTACCAACGTGATCGCCGGCAAGTACGACTCCGCCGGGAACTTGGAAGAGTGGCGTTTCTTCATCGACGCGTCCGGCAAGCTGTCGCTCGAATTGCACGACGCATCCGCGTCGGCCACGGAGATCGCCGCGTCCACCAGTGCGCTGACCATCGGCCAGTGGGTGTTCGTCGCCGCAACGTACGACGGCACCGAAACCGCGCCGACGGTGAACCTCTATGTGGACGGGGCGTTGGTCAACGACGGGACCACCGCGGAAACCGGCGCGTACGTGGCGATGGAGAACACCGCGGCACCGCTGACCATTGGCTGTTCGGGTGTGACCGCACTGCCGGTGGCCGAGTTCCACGGCCGGATCGCCCTGCCGTTCCTCGCCGGCACAGAACTGACGGCCGCGCAGGTCACCACGTTGTACGGATGCACCGCCCCCATGGTGGGGGTGACCTGACATGACCGGCGGCACGCCAGTGGATCTGGACAGGCTCCGCTCGATCGGGTTCCTCGGCGGCGGACGGACCCGCGACACGGTGCGGGAGTGGCGTGACGACGCCGGCCGGCACAAGGCCACTCGGGACGAACTCGGGCACGTCGTCACTCAGCACGCGGTCGCCGGGCACACCGAGGACCGCCAGGACGTGCAGATCAACGCCAGTACTATCGCGCTGCGTGTCGCGGCGAACGGGGAGTCGTGATGGCCGTTTCCGGTAGTGGTTTGTTCGTCGCGACGTTCCAGGACGTTCTCGACACCACCCAGTTGGCGCTGGATCTGGACCTGGAGACCCACAAGGGCGCCCTGTTCTCCAACTCGATCACGCCGAACTTCACCACAGACACCGCGTATGGTGCGGCGCCGTACAACGCGAACGAGGTCACCGGCACCGGGTGGAGCGCGGGTGGCGTGGCCCTGACCGGCACCGGCCTGTCCGCGGCGGCCGGGGTACTCACGTTCGACGCCACCGACGTGTCCGAGTCTGGCACCACGCTGTCCAGCGCCCGCTGCTACCTGCTGTACGCCGACGCGCTGGTAGGTAACAACGCGATCCTTCTCGTGGACTTCGGTGCGGACTACTCCACCAACAACGGGGTGTTCGGCATCACCTGGAACGCGTCAGGGATTTTCTCTCTCGACCTCGTGCCATAAGCGGTGGCGATGAATGTCGGAGTCCTTGTTCAGCGGAGCCCCGCCCACGATGACGTCATACTCGGACGCGTCCCCGGGCTACACCCTTGCGACCGTGTTCGAGGCCAGCCTGGCAGGGTTCGTCTCGGGTGTGCGCTGGTACGCGCCGACGACCGCGCCCACGGGCACCGTGATCGGCCTGCTGTACCGGCACTCCGACGGCGCCCAGCTGGCATCCGCGAACTTCGGCACGATCACCACGAGCGCCTGGAATAGCGTCATGTTCGCGTCGCCGGTGGCGATTGACGCGAATCTGGCTTACTGCGTGTCGATCTGGACGGCTGATTGGTACGTCGCGAATTCCGGGTACTTCTTCTCGGCCCCACTGACCAACGGGCATCTGACGGCGTTCCAGGACAATGCTGCCCCGGACTTTCTCCGCAACGGCGCGTACGCGTCCGGGGCCAGTACCGCGCATCCAACGAACGCTGGTGGTGGGGCGTTCTACGGGGTCGACCTGGTTTACGACGTCGGGGATGCGACGGTAACCCCGTCAACGATCGCCACGGTAGCGGCGTTGCCCTCGCCCAGCGTGTCCACCGGGTCCACCGTGACGCCCGCTGCGATCGCCACGACGACGTCGGTGCCGGGTTCGGCGGAGTCGGTCGGGTCGACGCTGGACGTGGCCGCGATTGCCGGAACTACGACCATGCCGGCGGCGGACGCGCACGGTGGGGTCGGGGTGACGCCGGCCACGGTCGCGGCCACTGCCGCGTTTCCCTCCACCACGCTGCCAGCCGGAGTCGATACGACGCCCGGTGTGATCGCCGCCACTGCCGCGTTCCCGGACCCTACGGTGATCGCTGAGACCACGCTGACCAGCCCGACGCAGACAGGCTCCTGGTACGGGCTTCTGAACATTCTCGACGAGGCTCGGCGGGAAGCGGCGGCGGAGCGCGCGCAGCGACCAGTGGCCTGCCCGTACTGCGGCGAGCCACTGAAAACGGGTCATGACAGCAGTTTGTACTGCCCGTTCGACGGGTGGCGTCCTACCGGGACGTGGCTGCGATGAGAGAGGACTGCTGATGTCGGCACAGGTGTGCAATAGCTGTACCACTCGGTACGCGTTCGGTCTGCTCGCGTGCCCGCATTGTGGTGGCACCGGGTGGTTGCCGTCGTGGGAAGTCGACGACGGTGGGCTGTCGCCCGCGCATCAGACGGCCAGCGTCGGCGTCGTGGAGGTGGCGTCGCTCGGCGGCCCGGGCCCGAGGGAAGCGGCTGAGGAGGTCACGGACGACGAGGTGACCGATGGCTAACGTTACGCCTGATTCATCCAATCCGTACGGGGTGTGGTACTGCACCCGAGAAGACGTGATGGAGGAAGCGCAGGTCGCGACCACGGCCCGGGCTTGGCGGCGGGTCGCTCGCGTCATCGAAGGATCATCGCGAGGCGTCGAAAAGCTGTGTCACCGACTGTTCTATCCGAACACGCTCACTCGCGCGTTCGACTGGCCGTACCGGCCCGGGTCGGCGTCGTGGCGGCTGTGGTTCGACGGGCCGGAGTTGGTGTCAGCCACGTCGGTGACGTCGGCCGGGTCCACGATCTCGTCCAGCGATTATCTACTCCGCCCGGACGACGGCCCACCATACAACCGGCTGGAGATCGACCTGTCCGGGTCGGCGTCGCTTGGCGGCGGAGACACCCATCAACGTGACGTGGGCATCACCGGCGTGTGGGGGTACCGCAACGACGAGGACACGGCCGGGACGCTTGCCGCCGCGGTGTCCACCACCACCGCGACCACGCTCGACACCGACGGTGATCCGGACATCGGGGTCGGGTCGGTTCTGCGAGTCAACAGCGAACGGGTCATCGTCACCGAACGGGCGATGCTCGACACCAGTGTGACCATCGACGCCGCGGACAGTCTGACCGCGAGCAAAGCCGACGTGGCCATCACCCTGTCCACGCTGACGCACGCCCCCCAGGTCGGGGAGACGATTCTGATCGACTCCGAACGCATGCGGGTGGTCGAGCTGGCCGGGTCCGTGATCACGGTCGAACGGGCCTACGACGGCACGGTGCTGGCCGCGCACGCTGCGCTGACCGCGATCTACGCGCCCCGGCGGCTCACCATCACGCGCGGCGCGCTGGGCACCACTGCGGCCACGCACTCCTCCGGCGACGACATCTACGTATGGCAACCACCGCCGCTGGTGCGCCAGCTGTCCATCGCCGAATCCGTGGCCGCGCTGCAACAGGGGCCGGCGGCCTACTCCGGGACGAGGAGCGCCGGTGACTCCTCGACCGGTGCGAAGAAGACAACCCCGGGCGCAGGGCTGAACGCGCTACGGGCTCAGGTGTACGCGGCGTACGGGCGTAAGGCCCGCAGTAGGGCGGTGTGACGTGCGTTTCCGCGTAGATGTCGACACGTCTGGTCCGATCCTTCGGGGTCAGGCGCCGGAGATCATGGCCCGGGGCCGGGAAGAGGTCCTTGACGAGCTCGCCGAGGTCGGCAGTGACATGGTCGTGGCTCAGCTGATGCGGGTGATTCGCCAGCCGACCCCGTACTACTGGACACGGATTTCGCACCGCCGGGAGTACGCGGATCGGGTCGTTCACGATGCCGGGATCGTGTACGGGCCGTGGCTGGAAGGTGTGAGCGAACGGAACCGGAGCACCAGGTTCAAGGGCTATCACACGTTCCGGATCATCTCCAGGCAGCTTCAAAGTCAGGCCGGAGCGATCGCGGACATGGTGATCGCTGACAGGGTCATTCCCCGTCTGGACGGTGCGTAATGCCGAACCTGGACAGTCGAGCGATCTTGGACAAAATAGTGTCTCACGCGGCGGCGTCGGGGTATTTCGATCGCGTCAACCAGCACGAACTCATTGACCCGGCGGGCACGGGGTTGGTCGCCGGGGTGTGGACGCAGGAGTTCAGGCCGGTGCGGTCCAGTGGTCTGAACACGGTTTCGATGCGGCTGACCGTGTTTGTGCGGATCTATACGTCGATGGTGTCGGAGCCCATGGACGAGATCGACCCGAACGTGTTGGACGCCACCGACGCGCTACTCGCCGCGTACTGCGGGGATTTCGAGCTGGGCGGAACCGCCCGCCACATCGACATCTTCGGCGCCGCGGGTCTGCCACTGGACGCGCAGGCCGGATACGTCGAGCGGGCTGGCGGGCTGATCCGTGTCATGACGGTCACCGTGCCGGTCATAGTCAACGATCTATACGCGGAGGTGGCATGATATGTCCAAAGAGTCCGGTCTCGGCGCGCGGATGCTCGTCGGCGGATACGACCTGTCCGGCGACGTCGCATCGCTGTCCCGTATCAGCGGCGGTCCCGCGTTCCTCGACGTCACCGCCATCAACGCGTCCGCGCACGAGCGGATCGGCGGGAAACGCGACGGCGCGATGGACGTGACCGCGTACTTCAACCCCACCGCGGCCCAGGCGCACCCAGTGCTGTCCGCACTGCCCACCGCGGACACGATGGGCACCTACTGCCACCGAGCGACCATCGGAAGCCCCGCCGCGTGCATCAACGCCAAACAGGCAAACTACGACCCCACGCGCGGCCAGGACGGCGCATTGACTTTCGGTGTGCAGTTACTCGCCAACGCCTACGGGCTGGAGTGGGGCACGATGCTCACCGCATCGCTGCGCACCGACACCGGTGCGACCAACGGGGCCAGCGTCGACTTGGGCACCGGGTCCACCACATACGGGCTCCAGGCGTACCTGCATGTGACCGCGTTCGCCGGCACGGACGCCACGATCACGATCGAGGAGTCATCCGACGACGGGGCCGGTGACGCGTTCGCCGCCGTCACCGGCGGTGCGTTCACCCAGGTCACGTCCGGGCCGACGTGGGAACGAATCGCCACATCCAACGCGCAGACCGTGGAGCGATATCTGCGAGTGGCCACGTCCACATCGGGCGGATTCACCAGTCTCTCCTTTCTCGTCGTAGTGATGCGCAACGACACCCAGATCCTCTTTTAGGAGTACAGATGACGCAACTGAACCGGATCGAACCGCTGGGTCCCGCCTCCGCGTACAAGACCTACTCGGTGGCCGCCCCCCGCTCCACTCACTTCCGTACCGCCACCTGCAAAGAGGTCGAGTGCGACGGGTACCGGTTCGGGTTCGCCGCGGTGATCGACGAAACCACAGAGCTCGGCCAGGGCCAGGCGTACTACATCCGTAAGGAGAGCGGGCGCCGGTTTCGCGAGGAGCGCCTGCCCGATGGTCGCACAATGTTCACTTTCGAGGCCGGACAGCAGTGTTTCCGGTCCGGCGACACCGCGCACATGATCCGGCTCGACAAGCCGGAGATCTACGTCGTGCGCGACGGGGATTGGCGGGGCAACCCGCGCGGTACCGAGGCGCGGCAGCACCACTCCGCTGATGACTGGATCGATGACATGGCCAACCACCAGGACGCGATAGCGACCCGCATTCAGCGCGGCTAACCCCAGAAAGGACAGGTCATGTCGAAACAATCCGGCTTGGCGTGGACAACAGCATCGGTCGACGATTCCAGCGGCACCCCGCAGGCCATTGTCAACGACTTTACCAATCTTCAGTTCGCGACCCCTCGCGGCGTTCAGGACAGCACCGGTCTCGACAAGTCCGCGATGGAGCGGATACTCCTCCTGGCCGACTTCTCCATCACGCTCACCGGGGTGTTCAACGCCGCCGCGGGCGCCTCTCACGCCGTGTTCTCCACCGTGCCGTCGACGTCGGTGGCGCGCACGGTGACGCTCACGATCGCGGCCAAGACATTGGCGTGCGAAACCCTGTTCAGCGACTACCAGCTCAACCGGGCGCAGGACGGCTCTTTCACTTTCACCGCCCCCGGTGCGCTGTCTGACGGCACCGTCCCGACGTGGGCCTGATCCCTCAACCGAACGGTAGGTGTGCGCATGGGCTACAAACGGCCGAATCTGACGCTGGTCTTTGGCGAGACACACGGTGATCTGGCAGGGCTGGAAGTCGTCATGAAGCGGATGTCGATCGATCAGCTGGCGGAGATGTCCGGGCTGATGGATTTCGCGAAGAGCGCTAGTGGCGATGATAACGCTCTCGGCCCCGAGGCTCGGGAGCGGCTCCGCCAGCTGTGCGGCATGGTCGCCGACCGAATGGTCGAGTGGAACCTGGAAGACGACGATGACGTTCCGGTGCTGTGTACGGCCACGGAACTCGCCAAACAGGACCCGACCATGGTGTACGCGATCATCACGGAGTGGATGGACGCGGTCGCTGGTGTGTCCGGCCCTTTGGGGCCGAAATCGCCAGGTGGCGATCTGTCAATGGAGGAATCGATCCAGATACAGGACGGCCCGTCTCTAAGCCTGGCCAGCTGATCGAAGCCGAAATGTACGACGCGTTGCTGTCCCGGTACGGCGGGTACACGCTGCGCACGCTGCGAGAGGAGGACGCCGAGCTACTCCGGATTTACCGCCTAGCCGCTATGGGGCGAGAGGAGAACACGGATGTCCAATGAGGTCACGATCCGCATCTCGGCGCATGACTCCACTGACGCCGGGTGGTCCTCCGTTCTCAGCCATGTTCGTCGGGCCGTGGCCACGTTGGAAGCGGAGATGGCGCGCGCTTCCAGACGAGCCGGGGAATCACAGCGGAGTATGGGCGAGGCGGCCGAGCGTGCTCAGCGGCAAGCCTCGGCCGCGGCGGAGCGGGCCGGTCGGGAGGAGGAACGAGCGGCGGAACGGGCCGCCCGGGAGGCGGAACGAGCGCAGGACCGGGTGGCCCGGGCCGCGGAACGAGCCGCTCGGGAGGAAGCCCGCGCGCATGAGCGGGCCGCGCGGGAGACTGCCCGCGCGCAACAGCAGGCCGCGAGAGAAGCCAAACGGGCTCAGCGACAGATCGCCTCAGCGGCGGAACGAGCCGCTCGTGATGAGGCTCGCGCGCATCAGAAGGCCGCGAGAGAGGCCGCTCGTGCGCAGGAACGGGCCGGCCGGGACATCGAGCGTGCTCAGCGTCGGGCGGCCAGGGCCGCGGAACGTGCCGCTCGGGACATCGAACGCGCCCACCGGCGGGCCGCCCGAGATGCGCAACGCGAACACGAGGCCACCGCGCGCAGCGTGTCCCAGACAGGCATGAACATCGGCAACATTTTCGGCCGGCTACTCACCGGGCGACTCCGGTCCGGTCTGGAAGGCGCCCGTGAGGTACTCGACGGGTTCTTCCGCAACTCAGCGCTGAAGGCCGCCGAGTCCGCCGAGTCGATCGGCGCGTCGTTCGCTACCGCCGCCGCGTCCGGCACGGCCATGACCGCCGCCACGGGCGGGATAAACCTGCTCATCGGGGCAATCCTCGCCGCTGCTGCCGCTGCCGCTGTGCTCGTGACCGCGCTACTGACCCTCGCCCCGGTGCTGTACCTGATCGGTGGTGCCGCCGGAGCGTCGACCACCGCGCTGGTCGGGTTGATCGGCATGATCGGCGTGCTGAAACTTGGCCTTGGCGGGATCGGTGACGCGTGGACCGAGTACAGCAACCAGGCGGCCAGTGGTGGTGCCTCATCGGCGGGCGCGGCCCGGGCGGTCGCCCAGGCCCAACGCGAGGTACGTAACGCGACCTACGACCTCGGGGAAGCGCAACGCCGGTATCTGCAAACTCAGCGGAACGTCAACCAGGCTATCCAGGACGAGATCGAGGCCCGCGACGATCTGAACCGGTCGCTGGCCGGCGCGAAAGAGGACCAGGTCGGGGCGTTGCTGGCAGTGCAGCGCGCGCAGGAGCGGCTGAACCAGACGATCCGCGACCGACGAGCCAACACGGCGACGGATCTCGACGTCTCCGAGGCTGAGCACAACTTGCGCCAGGCTCAGCTCGCCGTGGTGGACATGCAGGATCGGGTGGAGGACCTCACCAAGGAGCAACAGAAAAACTCCGAGGTCGGGGTTCACGGATCGCAACGGGTCAGAGATGCGCTCGATCAGCAGCGTCAGGCAGCGCACGCTGTCGAGCTGGCTCAGCAGCGGCTGACCGCGGCGCAGGAGAGTCTTGGGCAGAGCGCGGGCGGTGCCGCCGGTGGGGTCGACAAGTTTGCCGAAGCGATGGCGAAACTGTCGCCGAACGCGCAGGCACTCGTAAAGGCGTTCATTGATCTGAAACCGCGATTTGATGAATTGAAACGATCCGTGCAGGACCGGCTATTGGCCGGGTACGCGGATCAAGTAAAAGAATTGTCAACGAAATGGCTTCCGTCTCTGCATATTATGCTCGGCGGCCTTGCTGACACATTCAATAACATCGGTTCGCGAATTATGACGGCGATGGGCCAAAAGAGGTTCATCGACAACATATCGGACGCCATGAAGGGGTTTGGCGAGGGTGTCGCTATCTCGATGCGGCACGTTGACAAGTTCATTGACGCTATCGGTCGGCTCGCGCAGAGCTCCGTGCCGTTCTTCCGGATGCTTGGCGAGCTCATCGACGACATGCTCAACAAGTTTTCGGACTGGATAATCGAAGCCGACAAGACCGGCAAGCTTGACGAGTTCATGAAGAATGCCGCTAAGTCGACGCGCGATCTATTCGACATAATCGGCCTTACGATATTGATACTCGGGGATTTCACGGAGATCCTATTTCCGACGTCAAAATCGGTGGGCGGCGGGTTCTTTGATGGCGTCAAAAAGGCGCTCGACGACCTACACAAAAAGCTCAGTGACCCGGAGGTACAAAAGAAAGTAAGAGACTGGTTGAGAAACGCGAAAGAAGCCGTCAAGGACTTTCTGGAAAAGCTCAACGAGTGGGCGCATCGAATTGATGATTGGGCCACGAAGATTGATGGTTGGATCGCTACCGCGCGGAAGTGGGCGCATCGGATCGAGTTCGTGGCCGACCTTCTCACAACGACGCCGGGGGAGATCGCGCAGGCGTGGGACCAGCTCCGGTCGCGAGGAAGCAGGATCTGGTCGTCCATCTCGTCGAGCGTGAGCGGCGCGGTCTCGTCAGCGCGCTCACGCGCGATACGAGAGATCAACCGCATGGTCAGTGATGTGAGGAGCATGCCGGGCCGTATACGGTCGGCAGCTCAGGGCATGTGGAACGGCATTCGGGACGAGTTCCGCGCCGCGATGAACTGGATCATCGATCACTGGAACAGGCTTCACTTCCGTACGCCAACGGTCGACTTCCTCGGCATGCATTTCGGCGGCGCTGATGTCGGGGTGCCGCAGATCAAGCGATTCGCGCAGGGCGGCATCGCCAGCGGCCTGGTCGAGGTCGGTGAGCGGGGCCGGGAGCTGGTGCAGTTGCCGTCCGGGTCACGCGTGTACCCCACGGCCAACCCGGCGGGCCCCGGCGGTGGACCTGTGGAGGTGCGCGTGGTGCTCGACGTGCGCGGGGGGGACGACAACCTGTTGCGCTGGCTTCGCCAGGTCGTGAAGAACCGCGGCAACGGAAGCGTTCAGGTCGCGCTGGGAGGACGCTGATGTTCGATTCAACGGGAACGCTCGGCATCCGAGTGGAGCTGTACATCAACGGGGCGTGGGTGGACATATCGTCCGACGTGCGTGCCGATCAAGGCGTCCGCATATCCCGCGGCAACGATGACTGGTACTCCTCCATCACGCACTCCACCTGCCATCTGTCGATTGACAATCGGACCTTCGCCTACTCCACGCGTAACCCCGCCAGCGCCTACTACGGGCTGATCGGCCGAAACACCCGTATGCGAGTGAGCGTCTACCCGGCGGCCACCGCCACCGTCTATGACGCGTTCGGGCGCACTGAAGCCAGTGGCTGGGGAACGTCGGACTCCGGCCAGTCATGGACCGTCACCGCGGGCGGCAGCGTGTCCAGCGGGCAGGGCGTGATCACTCTATCCGCCGCCGGTGACGAGTTCGCGACGATGTCTCCGAGCCTGACTGATGTCGAGGTCCTGACCGATATCACGATGTCCGTCACTACCAGCGGCGAAGCCGGAGTAGTGGCCCGCTACAGCAGTGACGTCACTCATTACGAGTTTGCTGTTACCACGGGCGGGGTCCTGTGGATCTACAAGGTGACCGCCGGGCCGACCTATACGTCGTTGGGGTCCACATCGATCGCTGCGGCATCCACGTACCGTATGCGCGCTGGTGTGATCGGGTCCACGCTGAAATTGAAGGTGTGGGACATTCTCGACAGCGAACCGGATGACTGGAACCTCACCGCCACCGATTCCACGTACACCACCGGCGACATCGGTTGCTACATGTTCGGCAACAACTCCGGCGACGCCGGGCATTTCGACAATTTCGAGGCCCGTTCCGTGAGCGCGTTCACCACGGCGCCGACGCGGTTCGTCGGCGAGATCTCCACGTGGCCGCCACGTCGGGGTGTGTCCGGCGACGACGTGCTCATGCAGGTCGAGGCCAGCGACATCATCCGTCGTCTAGGTAAGGACGGCGTGCTGCGTAGTGATCTGTACCGTACCGCGATCACGGACGCCAATCTGCGTGCCTACTGGCCGTGCGAGGACGGGGCGGACGCGACGCAGATAGCGTCCGGGATCAGCGGCGGGTACCCGATGACCTTCGGCCCGCAGGCGCCCACATTCGACACCGACGATTTTTTCTTCGGTTCGGACAAGGTCGCCACGCTCGGCGGAGAGACCGTGCTCACCGGTCGGGTCGCCTCGTACACGGCGACGGATCAGATCGGGCTACGACTACTCGTCACGTTCCCGTCCGGCGGGCTGACCGACCTCACTCCGGTCGCCAAGATCACGCAGACTGGGTCGGGGTCGGTTGCCTCGTGGTTGCTGCGGTACGGAACGGCGTCGTCGGGGTCGCTTCGGCTGGAGGCGATCGACGCCGACAACGTCACCGTCGACAGTAGCGGGTGGATCGCCTTCGGTCTTGACGGCAAACAAATGATGCTGTCGATCAAGCTCGCCAAAAACGGTTCCGATGTGGATTGGAACCTGGACGGGTACGTTGTCTCGTCGGACGGAACGATTTCTCAAGGCGGATTGAACAACACGTTCACCTCGCTGGCCGTGGGAATCGTGACCACGGTGGCTGTCGCCCCGTCGGGTGCCATGGGAACCTGCGTGGTCGGGCACATCATGCTCGGCGACTCCACGACGTTCGTATCCAGCCTGACTGATGCAATTGTCGGACACATCGGTGAGACCGCCGGCAACCGCCTGTATCGGTTGTGCGGCGAGGAGAGCATCGACTTCACCTACACCGGGACTCTGGGCACAACGGAAAAGATGGGTTCGCAGGGCATCTACTCTCTGGTGGATCTCTTTCAGCAGTGCGTAGACGTGGACATGGGAATTCTGTACACACCCCGGTACCTTTTCGGAATCGCGTACGTCACCCGCGAGGCCCTGTACGCGCAGACAGCGACATTGACGCTGGACTACTCCACGTTCGACATAAGCGAGCCGTTCGAGCCGGAGGACGACGACCAGCTATTACGTAACGACATCACGGTGACGCGGCAGAACGGGTCGAGCGCGCGAGCCGAGCTCGAATCGGGCACGTTGTCGACGCTTTCCCCGCCGAGCGGAGTCGGCCGGTACCCCGACTCGGTCGAGATCGTGGCGTACGCCGACAGTCAGCTACTCGGGATCGCGCAGTGGCGTCGGCACTTAGGCGTGTGGGATGAGCCGCGGTACGCCGCCGTGGGTGTCGAGTTGCACCGGGCGCCGTTCACCGCTGATACATCGATGCGGAACAACGCCGCTGATCTGGACATTGGGAATCTGCTCGCGCTGGCCAGTTTGCCATCGGATCTCCCGCCGGGTACCGCGGACACGATCGTCCGTGGCTTGAATGAGATGTTGACCAGGTTCACGTGGACGACTGTTCCCGTGACCGTTCCGGCTGGCCCGTATCGAGTCGCTGAGCTGGACACGGATCGCCTCGACTCGGGCTCATCGACGTTGGCCGCCAGCTACAGCGCCGTTGCTACATCACTCTCTGTCGCTACGTCGGACGCGGCTGATCTGTGGACGACCGACGTCGGAGAGTTCCCGCTCGACATCGTGGTCTCCGGAGAACGGATTCGGATCAGCGCCATTTCTGGTGCGGCGTCGCCGCAGACGTTCACCGTATCGGCGCGAGGCGTTGACGGGGTGGCGGTCGCGCTGGCGTCCGGCGCTGAGGTGCACGTGTATCACCCGGCGACATTGGCTCTATGAGAAGAATTATGAGGAGAATCCGGTGACGATTTGGGCGTCCGGAGAGAAGCTGACAGCGGCGAAGCTGAACTCATTCATGCACATCACGGTGGAGAAGACCACACAAACTGGCCGGTCAAGCACCACGACCACCGCGGTCGATCCCGATCTCGTGTTGCCGTTGCTGACTGACTACACCTACGACTTCCGCTTCCAGCTTTATCTGTCCAGCGCTACGAACGCGGCCGGCGACTGGAAGGGTAATCTCGCATTCCCTTCCGGCGCACTGTGCACCTACTCGGGCCACTCCGTGGCGGACACGCTGGCGTCCAGCTACACGGATAATCTCACCGCGGGGCCGACGTCACGCCGCGATACGACAAGCCCGGGACTTGATCTGACGTACGGGTGTAGCACGTCGGGCACGCTGGCGGTGATCACGGGCCGGATCACGATGGGCAGTACCGCTGGCGATCTATCGCTGTACTGGGCGCAGTCGTCGAGCAATGCGAACGAGACCCGGGTGTTGGAAGGCTCGGCGGCAACGGCGTGGCGAGTGTATTAGGGGGAACAGTGGCAACCCTTGAGGGGATTCAGGCCGAACCATGGTGGGGCCGAGAGATCATCACGCCAGCACTAGCCTGGCTCGGTGACGAACTATGCCGTCGCACCGGCCGGCCCGGCCACCGTGACCTGGCACGGCACCGGCACGATCAGCACCGACTCGTAGGCCGACTGACATGAACGGAGGTTGATATCATGCCTACCCAATCACAGCACCCGTGGCGGGCCACTGTCCGCACTGTGGCGGCCGCCGTGCTGGCTCTGCTGCCCTTGCTGCCAGTGATCGCCGAGGTGGCTGGTGTGGCAGCGGTCCCGGCCGTAGCCACCCTGCTCGTTGTGGTTGGCGCGGTGACCCGCGTCCTGGCAATCCCCAGCGTCGAGGCGTGGCTACGCCGGTACCTGCCTTGGCTCGCGGCGGCCCCCCATGCCGACTGAGAGGCAGTCGCAGGAGGAGCGGCGCCGCCGCGAGGCCGAGGGGGACGACCGGTGAGCCTGTGGCCGCACCAACTCGTCCCTCATGCTTATCGTCGGACTGGACGCGCGGATGGTGGTGGCGCTGTGATCACCGTGCCGTGGCAAGTCGCCATCGTCGAATTGTTCTTGGCCGCGCTCGGAAACATCGCGCTAGCCTCCGCAATCGGTCGACGGATCATGGACTACCGGGCATCCCGTGCCGCCGACCGCGACTGGTGGGAGGGACCATGCTAACAAGGATCATGCTGTGCGTTGGAGCCGGCGGAGCCGTGATCTTCAGCGTCGGCCTCGTCGGCATCGCGTTCGCCGGCCGCCGGCTGGGGCCCGTCGACGACGAGCCGGTGGTGTTCGAGCCGGTGGTGTTCGAGCCGGTGCAACCGGCGGCCGAGCGGCCCGGCCGCCACCGGCGCCCGGCCCAGCACTCCAGCGACCCGGGTGACGGCTACCGACCCGCGCTCGGCCAGGGGCACAGCCACGCCCTGCGTGACGTTCCGGGCAGCGCGGCCCAGGTCCACCGCTGGTACGTGTTGAGCACCCAGGCGTGGGCCGTCCTCAGCTCCGACGACTCGTGGCCCACCGACCCGACCGGTCAGCGCGCACTCGTCCCCGGCTGGCGTGAGGTGGCACCGCCCACCGACGTGGAGGTGTTCGCCGCCCGCCGCGCGCTGTCGCAGTACGCGCGCGGCGACGAGGACCCGCTGGCCGTCGCCCGTGATGAGACGGGGGTGACCTCCGATGCGTTGGATCACTAACCTGCCCTGGTACCGGGCCGCGCTCCGGCGCGCACGGGTCGACCTGGAGCGCGCCATGGACGACGCAGCACGCGTGTACGACGAGCGGCTGGCGTCGCGCATGCAGGCCGACAATCCTGATGCCATCAAGGTCAGCATCGAGGACTCGGACGACATCTGGGTGCGGGCGGCGCGGGACACCCAGCAGTGGATCCGTCGGCTGCACTACGCGCGATCACTAGACCTGCCGCTACCCGTACTGCGGGAGGTCCCCGACCCACCACAGCCCGGCACCGCAGGCCCAGCCTGCCGGGCGTGCCACCTGCCCATGTGGGTCGGCCAGGCCCACTACTGCGTCACCGTCTCGCCGCTGGCGCGGCCCGTGACGCCCGCTGGCAACGCCATCAAGGAGAGCTGATGAGCGGCAGCCTATTCGCCCCTGCCCACCGCGTGCACGGCGCTGTCGGCCCGGGCCGATACGGGGCGGCGGGGTCACCACGGGACCCGTACATCCCGAGGCCGAGTCGCGAGGCTGGCGACGGTGACTGGCTCGCCGACCCGCGCGTGGCGTGCCGCGAGGAGGACCCGGAGCTGTTCTTCCCGGTCGGCCACGCTGGGCCCAGTCACGACCAAGTGGTCCTAGCCAAGGCGGTGTGTGGGCGCTGCCCGCTACGTCGCCAGTGCCTGGAGTACGCGCTGTCCGGAGGGGGTACCACGGACTACGGGATCTGGGGTGGCCTCACCGAGGACGAGCGCCGCGAAGAGCGGAGTAGTAGGTGGCGGCAGCGGCGAGGCCGGCGATGAGCGTGATCGAGGTCAGGGTCTACGTCCAGGACGCTGCGGCCGAGGCAGGTGGTCAGACCCGACCATGGGCTTCACCAGCGCGTCCTCAGGGCGCACCTGCCCCTGCAAGAAATTCCAGGGCATCTCACTCCTCTTCTCGTCGTCTGGTAGGGGGACGACCCCGGGCGGGGCGCCCCGACCACCACTGCACAAGCTCTTCCGGCCGCCACCGCAGCAACGGGGCGCCGGGGTTGACCGGCGCGGGCGGGGGCTGCGCGCCACGCGCCGCCCGGGCCCTGGCCCGGCTGATTGCCGACTGGGACACGCCCAGAAGCCGCGCCAGCTCCGCCTGCGTCAGGGGGTGATCAGGCAGCTCCATTGACTCCTCCAATAGAGGACGTGGGGCGCCCCACGTGCGGGGCGCCCCTGCTGGCAGCTCAGGCGAAGCTGAGCACGTAATCCGGCAGCTGTGCGCACTTGGCGCACACCATCCCCAGGATCCCCGAGGAGTCGTGCCGGGCGTGCCGTGCCGGCCGCTCTCCACACTCGGCGCACTCGGCCCCGCCGAAGGTGCGACCCGCCCGGGCGGCGGCGGCCTTGTCCCGCTTGGGGCGACGGGCCTGGGCCTGGGCCACCACGGTCACGGCCATGGTGGGCGTGCCCGAGGCGGCGTCCAGGAGCTGCTGGAGCTGCTTGCGGGTGGTGGCCCCGCAGGCGGAGGTGTCAGTCTTGAAGTGGCGCTGCCACTTCTGGGCGAGGCCGTCCGAGGCCACTGTGTAGAGGGTCACGGTGGCGTCCCAGGTGCGGTAGGGCTCTCCGGTGCGGTGGTGGTTGTCCCAACCGGTGGAGGTCTTGTCGACCGCGATGAGGATGGTGCCGTCCGGCACCATCACCGTGTCTCCGGCCTGGAGCCACTGGCCCTCGATGCCGCTGCCGCCCTTGGCGGCGGTGATGCCGGCGACGGCTTTGCGCCAGCAGGTGGTGCCCTTGCCCTGGGGGGCGGGCGGAACCTGAATGGTGATCATGCGCTCTCCTTCGTGGTGCCTCAACCCACTCAGTATGACGCGGCCCCCGAAAAATAGCAAGTCGTCTTGCGATTTTTTAGACGAGAAAACCGGCCCGGCGAGAGCTGTCGAGGCACCACCGGACCGGCACACCCACGCTACCCCACACACCAAGACGCCGGCCACCACCAGGCGACCGGCGCCCCTACGCCGTAGCGGACCAGGCCCTACGACCCAGCCCAGAAATACGGACCACGCGCCTCCGGCTGCCGCACCGACCCGGCAGCAACCGCGCGCCCCAGCCACACGTGCACCGTCTGGCGCCCCGACTTCACCGACACGTGCCCTTCGCGCCCAAGACGCCAGCCTTCATCAGGAAGCATGGCCTGGTCCGGTCTATGACAGACCAGACATGGAGTACACCGTCACGTGAGCGCAGCGTGCGCGACAGCAGGTTGGTCTCCATTCGCGGCTCGTTGACCCACACGAGACAGAAGTCGGCTCCCTGACTGATGATCTCGACGAAGGCCCCCATCAGGCATTGCAAGTGGGGGCTCATCCTGCCCCAGCTCACCATGTGAGGCCTGTCGAGACGGGGAATCTCGCCGAGTTGCTCGTGAAAGAGCTTGTCCGCGTTCAGCCTCATGCGCTCATTCTGTCGCGCATTGTGAGGTTCATGTGAGGAACTGGCCCGGCGAGTCAGCTAAAGATGACGGTGGAGTGCCGCAACTGGTCGGCGAGGTAGGCCGCCTCGAAGGCGGTCGCCGTTCGGCGCTCCCCCTTGGGGGCTGTTCGTGTCGCGACGTCCCCCAACGCGGAGAACTCCCAGATGACGTTCGGTGTCGCGTGCTGACTGATCGAGTCGTAGCGCATCACTCGTATTCGAGTGGTCACCAGCCGCCAGGGCCACCGGGCGCGCTGGATCGTGACCAGCGCGGCGGCACGACCCTGCGCGAGGGAGTACACCGTGGGCGGGAACGCGATGAGGTCCCGGGCGATTCTGGCGAGCTTGCGGTGAGTGGTGAGGAGTTCACGATTCCGTCGGTACCATCGGAACTCCCCCACCAGACTCTGCGCCATTCCCATGAGTAGCATCGCCAGCCACACGGAGAACGGCACGTCGTTGATCATGAGTGCTCGAACGAAGATGGCCACCCATGCGGTGATGGTGATTAGATACAGCGCGATGGCTCGCAAGCTCCCGATCATGGCGCTTACTGCTGGCCGGGCGTCGTCACTCATGAGCGTTCGCTACGTCTGGCTCGTCGTCGCTGCCCGGTCCGCCTCGTCGAGCGCGCGTACGACATCGGCGCGGTGACGAGCCAGCCCACCGTAGTCCGGGCCTGGCAGTGACGTGACGGGAACGGGCGAATCGTCTCTCTTCGTCTCAGTGCTTTGATTCATGAGTCCATTATGGGCGGCGCGTCGGTACTCCGCTATGACCAGCTCACCGTGATCATCAAGGCCGCTCGTGGCGCCCGTCCATCTGGCGTTGAGAATGTGACGGATTTCCTCGTCTTGCAGCGGAGTCTTCCACTGGCGGTGTAGCTCCGCCACCGCGGCGAGGATCGGAAGCATCGCCCGGCGATAAACGCTCAGCTCGTCGCTCGTCGCTCGTCGCGTCCGACCGCGCTCGCGCAGAGTTCCGCCGAGATCACGGCGAGTGCCGTGGATGATGATCAGGCTTTTCGGTAGATCCCACCTTTCGGTGCCGGTGTACAGGACCATTCCGAGCCGCCACCCGGCGGGTTCTCTCACCCACAATGATTTATGCGTGTCAATCACGCCGGCTGGGTGAAGCCACGCCTCCACGGCGTTACGGCACGCGCGCACAACGGAAAGAGAGGTCATGCTGAGACGTTAACGCGTTGTCATGACGTCACGCTAGTCACGACATCGGGGAAGAGTAACGGATTCAGCCTGCCGTAGACGTCCATCCAGTCTGGTGGGCGCAGACTCTCGTGCCCGGCGAACGGGTCGTCGCCGCCCTTGACGTCAGCCAGACAGGACGAGCACAAACCGCTGAGAACGCGAGTGTGTCCTGGCGCTGGGCATGCGGCGTGATCTGTCTGCGGTGGTGGCCCGAGCTCGACGATCCGGGTGAACAGCACCGCGCCGAGATCTCTGATTCCTGCCCGGTCCCTGCTGAGTTCGCCCGCGAGAGCACGCGGGCTCCAGCCCTCGCCGAGGGCGTCACGAAGCGCCCGCACGAGTCGAGCCTGCCCTGCCGGGGAGAGATCACTCCGGTACGAGGCGATGAGCGCCAACGCGGTATGCGTCCGCTCGTCGTCGGTGTCGGGCTCCTCCCCCGAATTCTCGGGTTCTCTCCCCCGTCGCGTGGCCGGGACGCTCGACGACGCGTGAGAGCTCGACGGGGGGGTAGGGGGGGAAAGGTTCGGGGTTCTCTTGGAGGTAGGGCCCCGTGTCTGTCGCGCCTTCGTCGCCGATCTGTCGCACCTTCCGCCCGGATCTGTCGCACCTTCGTCGCCGGAAGGCCCCGTGTTTGTCGTACCTT